TTCAGCATTTGATATGTAATCTAAAAATTTAGAAAATCTAAATTTTTTGGCGAATAAATCTAGATTGCTTGCTTCATATGCAATAATTTTTTGTTTAACAAGATTGCCAATATCAGACCCACTCAGTTCAGTATCTGCTGGATTGTATCGTATTGTTATGGTAGGAACTATGTATAGGTAGGTTGGATCCACAATCACAACATCAATAGATTGAACATTATATTCTTTTATTTTTTCTATGATTAATGATTTTCTAGCAGTAGAAATTAAAGTTCCCACTGATGGTTTTACTGCAACGTAGACTTTTCCATAAATGGGTGGCATGTTTTCTTCTCCGCCCCAGGAATTTACAGCAGCTAGATCGGGATTCAAACTCAAAATCAAAGAGGAATAATCATTCTTAGATACAGCTCTATTTTGGGTTTGAAATGCTCGTGGTGCATTAAAACGAATTGAGTCTATAGGTTCTTGTGATGTGCCTCCAGAGCCTCTTTCAGCAACAGATATACTATATGAACTCTTTCCACCTAAAGTTCCTGGTCCAGTAAATTGATTGGCACCATTTCCACGAGTTCCATTACATACGCGATAATTAACTGTGACTGTGCTATTATTATCTGGCGCAGCGCCATAAACTCCATCTCCGAAATGTACCTTGTATAAATTTCCTCTATCCGCATCTAAAAAATACACCCTAGAAATTGAGTTTACAGAAAATATATCATCCGCGCGAATGAAAGGTTGATTATTTGAACCAACTGTTGCGGAGATGGTAATGCTGGATATATCCACATTCACATTGGGTAAAACGAAAGATGTGTTTGCTGCAGTATAAAGAAATCTATGAGTTAAAGGCGTTCCTTCGACTATGTTGATATAACCGTTAAATCCATTTGTAGAATTTGCAGCAATACTGTAAGATTTTGGAGTAACGAAAATATAACTAACGCCATTTATAGATGCTGTAAATTGTGAATTTTTTGCTATGTTCAAACTTCTTTCAGCGAATGTGGCAGGACTTGTAAAAGATATCCTGACATTAGCTGTTGCGCCCTGCGCAGATCTTGGTCTATATCCTAGGGCTTTTGCATGAGATACAACGCTGTCATATAGCTGCGCTGATTCCAAAAAGCTCTCATTCGCAGCCATATTTGCATAAAATGCGTTGTAATACGTGTTGTATGCGAGAAGATCTAAAATTGAACCGATAGCAGAATCTTCGTAATCGAAGTCTGCGAATTCAGATTTAGCTTTTATGAAGTCGCGTAGATTTGCGCGAATAGTATCAAAAGATAATCCAGTTACTGAGATAGAAGTATTAGCGGGCATTATCTTATCCTATCGAGCGAAATATTCGCTTCAGAAATATTTGTTGAATTTTTTCCACGAAATATAATGCTGACTCTCAATGTGTTTTTATCTGGATCTCCAACGATTTGGACATCTAGAAGTTCAACTCTCGGTTCATAATTTTTGATAGCAGTTTCTATATTATATTTGATGGAAGTTTCCATTGCAGAACTATAATTTTCAAATAATTGATCACGAATACTTGATCCAAAATCCGATCGAAATGGTCTTTCATATTGATTAGTCATTATCAAATTTTTAATGGCTTGTATTAAAGAGTCATCATTTTTCTTAACAAAGAGTTTACCAGTAACTGGATGTGCTCTCATAGCAAGATCAAAATCTTTATATACAACGGTATTTGTTTGGCGCGCCATATTTTTCCTTAATTTGACCTATTTATTACTTATTCTAGCCGGTCTATTAAATTATTTTTGACTCTGTGATTATAAAATCTACCTCGGCTGTTCAAATATTGTAATGCTGCGTTTGTTGACTCAAACATCTTAATCTCTCTTTGCATTTCTTCTACTGATTTATTTTTCTTATCGGACTGTTCTTGTCTACCTATTCTCATAGTATCGAGAATTTTTGAAGCTGCACTAAAAGCCGCTGGCCAACTTGTATCTAATGGAATTCTATCGCTTATTGGAGATCTCTTACCATCAACAAAAGGCGCGATAGTATCTAAAAACGAATCTTTTATACTTTCCGTCCAAAATGGAAAAGAATATTTATCAACAAGAACTGGTGTGACTGGCGTTGGTGCTGGTGTTGGTGATTCTGGCTCTGCGGAATCTAAAGTCGGTTTGATTGTAGGCGTAGGTATTTCTTTAACCACACCATTCACAACTTGCAAATTTGGAACTGCGTTGCAAATATCAAATTTTGGAACTTTAGAAACTCCTGTCATCAAATTATTTCCAGAACTAACAAGAGATTTCAAAGCACTATCTACTGTAGGTGATATTGAATTAAATGCTCCTCCTAATTTGGATAATTCAGATTGTGCAGACTTTACTGCGCTATTAGCAAATTTCATTGCTCCTTTCAAATCTATTGTAGTACCAAAACCCGAAGTTAAATTTTCAAGAGCACCACTAACAGTAGTTTTTGCGCTCGAAAGTAGATCCGTAGCTCCTATCGATAAATTTTTATCTAGAGTTGTAATTTTAGGAATTGCGCTTCCTAAACTAGAAAGCACCTTTGTTAAATCTCCTTTAATAAGTTCCGTAGCATTTGGTGGTATCGCTCCTGTCGGTAATATTCCGGCAGCTCCATTTAATGCTTTTTGAATATCAAACTGTGGAAATTGTTTTTTAATATCTTGGAGTTTAGACAATGCAGAAAATTGATCTCCGCTTGAAAAATAATTCATTACGTTATGAAATTCGTCCTGTAATTTTATCCCTATCTTCGGAGTATCAGATAATAAATTTTTATTAAAACCATCGGCTACATCGCTCAGACTAGACTTTAGAGTAGACGCTAAAGATGATAGAGATCCAGTAATTCCACCTGAAGTTAGGTTAGAAAGTTTATCCTCTGCTGCCTTTCTAATAGAATTTAATTTTTCTATGTTTGGATTCAAACCACAAGCACAAGCAGCATCAAGTTTTGGTAAAGATGGAAGTGATAGTAAATCGTCTGGAACTTTTAAATCCGGAATAGTTGGTAAATTTGCCATATTATCCTGCGCTTACTGTAGATGATCCCGAAGCAGTATGGCCGCATGATGCAGCATCTCCGGCTCTACAAATAAATATCCCATTGGCTCTAACTGTGCTACTATGTCCAGACATCGTAGCGGCTATATGCACTGATGGACCATGGCTTACAATCGATGCACCCGTCACAGCAACTGAGCTTCCGTTCACGCGAACAGCAGGCGCTAGATTTCCAATTATAGTTCCTCCTGCTGTATCCACTCCGACTCTACTTATTCCAGGCATCATACGTCCTTTAATTCAAATCTATTGTGCTACCAACTATCTTCGTTGCACCACCAGAATGACCTAAATTCATTGAAGTGGTACCACCTATACTCAAAACTCCTCCCGCACCTACGTCCATATTCCCCGCGGCCGCGTGCGTAGCATTTCCAGAAGTTATTGATTTTGAGTCACCATTAGTAATTTCTGTTAATCCGCCCAACATAGTGATAGACGTAGATCCAGATATACTTTCAGAAAGAGTTCCCCCTACTATGATATCACGTTTACCGGATACCCTTCTAGCTTCATCGCCATTGATTTGATGAGATCTAGATCCAAGAACTTCCTTTACGTCGTTTCCGATTATTTTTGTCTTCATGGTTCCATGAACAGTCAAATTATAATCACCAATAACTTCTTGTATAAGATCGCCGTCCACTCTCAATCGAGTATCACCTATAATTGTAACATTACATTTTCCAGATATAAAAATATTTTTATCTTTAACGCATATCTCATAATCATCACCAATAATTTTCGTTACTCTATCACCCGTATCCTGTATCTCACAAAAAGTTCCAGTTCTATGATAAATATGAATTCTTTCATTTTCTACTGTATCATCAATTTCAATCGCATGACCAGATTCAGTTTGTGTGACATGATTTTTAGGATATATTGGATCTTTTCCATTTCTTGGTAATGGCTCGCTCCATGTTTTTAATTCATAATCTTCTTCTCCTACATCTGCAGATACGGAAGAAACTTTTTGCAATCTTGCAGTTGGAACATCTTTAACTCTATTTGCTTCTTTATCTTTTGTTATCTTATCTTGAATAAATCTATCATAAGCTAAATTTGGAGTGTCTGGAAATCCTGGATTGGTTGGATAAATTCCGTCTGGATCAGAATATCCACCCTGATCGGATCCATCTGGAATTCCATGTAAGGATCCCATGACTACAGGTTGTTGTGCGTTTTCTCCGTCTAGAAAAAACCCCATCACGTAAGAACCATTCAATAATCCAGTTCCAGAACGACCGATGCTGCTTGTTGATGCAGAAGTGACAGGCATCAAAACTTGTGCCCACGGCAAATTTTCAACAGGAAGTTCGTCTATATTATCAGAATGCCATCCTACGCATCTAACTCTAACTCTTCCGCAATTTAAAGGATCATTTATATCTTGAACGATTCCTATAAACCATATGAATCCTTCTGCGCCAATCCAATTTTCTTTTGCTGTCATTATATGTCCTCAGTCTCAGGTTGTGCTAATTGCGTATCTTTAACGCATTCCATCAAAGTCACATATTTGTGTGTCGCATTAACTCTATGAACTACAGCTGTTATTAAATATTTTCCGCTGGTCGAATCATTCGTTTTTCTTTGTCCTTTTGTTGTGACGCTTACTTCTGGAAAAATTAAATTTACTGTTTCTCCCGCGTGAAGTCTAGGATTTCCATGAACCATGACATTCATTTTTTGCATCAATAGTTGTTCTGTGGCTGCAGTTTCTATGGCTTCAAAATCTTGCATTCGTCTAAAAGACTGTTCCATTTCCGGCTGAAATCCTTTAACATAATCTAACTGCGACACTTTAGAATTTGTCGTTACGAAAGATTCACGCATCGGCGAAGATGTAAATTTTTTAATACTTTCCTTTGTCAGTGAAAAATTGTCAGTTTTCAAATTATTAACTGATTTGAAGTCCTTAGAATAATCGTAAGATTTCGAAAAGAAAGATTTAGCTAACACATCTAGAGTTTTTGTTATTCCAGAATAGGTA